TAGACTTCCACTCGAGTGTTGCGCCCTGTCCAAGAAAAGTTGCCATAGGTTAGTAGTCCGTTTGGTTACTTCGGTAGGTAAGAAGGAAACTTAGCATTCGTAAGTAAATGCCCGTTCGCCCGCCGTCTACTGGGGGGCTGTATGTTGTTCGGTCATTGGTGTGGGTACACCCCAAAATTGTTACGGTTGTGGCAAACCCGCCGGGTAGTGGAATTACAACGTCCCCCCGCCTTCCGCTTAGGGTCTTTCTAACGTCTTCCCCAAGGTCCGAAGCCGTGCCGAAGTCTTCGGCCATGGCAAAAATGTCGAAGTCCAAGCTAATACAATCCGCCGCCCCTGATAGGTTGGACATCGGGCGAGAACTGGAAAGCTCGTAAGTTAGGGCCGGTAGGCTTAGTTCTTGGTCAAGGGCCAACGGGCTTACGCTGGTTCCAACGCTGGCCGCTAGTTGCGGATCGTCCGTTAGCATCTTTACCAAGGCCCTTTCGGCTGGGCTATTCGTGGTCATGCTACCCGCTTCCCGGCCTTAGCCCTGTTTTCTGCCCTGCGTAACGACTTCATAGTTTCCGTTACAAGGTTGGCGAAGAGTTGTTTTTGGAAGTTGGGAAGGTGGGCCCTAGCCGCTCTGGTTAGGAACTGCTGCCCCGGTACGGCTGGAATCCTGACCGAGTATTTGCGGCCGTTGCGGCCTTTAATTCGCATGTCAAACGAACGCCGGCCAAATTCTATAATGGCCGCCAAGTTCTTACGGGCCTTGGGGCCTTTGGAACTTCCACGAAGCCCAACGCCTACCAAGCCCAAGAGTTCCCCAAGCTTCCCCCTTCTAAGTTGGTTTTGGATCTGTTCCCGCGTGTGCCCTTTGTCAACTGCGACGAAGCTTTTAGCGGTTCGTTCCATTTCTCTAAGTTCCCGACGGTATACCCGACGAACTACCCGGCCGGCTTCTTTCTCTCCAAGCTGACGCAAGGCCCGGTTTAGTTCTGGGCCCCCGAAGACTTCAGCGTCCACGGCTATGTTTAGGTTGGCGGTTCCACCCTGCCCGGGGGCCGTATCTCGGCCGGCCAACGAAGATAAAGACTTCCCTAGCATTTCAAACCATCTCCCTAGCTCTGATTTCTAAAGAGTGGCCAAGTTCTAGCCGGTCTAGAATCTCGACGATTTCGAAGTTACGCGAATCGTAGACAAGCCGGGAAGTGGTGGAAATGTTCGAACTGAACCGGGTAAGAATCTTATGGGTTATACGCCCCTTGGTCTGGTTCGCGTCCTGAAGTTCCGTCCCTTGGAAGGGTTCAATAGCTGCCCACACGGTTTCGGCCGTTGAATACGTGGCGGTTCGCATACCGAAGCCGTCCGTGGACATGCTGGGGTTTTGAACCTGTACCCGATGCCTTAGCCGCCCAATTCGCATTAGTACGCCCTAGCCACCCTGTATTGCTGAACCAAGTTCGAAACGCCAAGCGGGACTTCCCCGAACTGGCCCCCCCTTGGGTCTACCGCTTCCCGGTGTTCGTAGAAGTGGGCAACTAGCATAAGAACCGCGTGGACCAAGGCCGCCGGGATATCTGAAGCCGCCGTGCCGTAGCCGGCCACGGCTGTAACTGTTACCGCGTTGGCTTGGTCTAAGGTGCTTGGCCACTCTTGGCCGGACTTTAAGAAGATTCGTCCAGGGTCTTGGGTAGTGTCTACCCCATAGACCGAAGCCGCCAAGGTTTGGCTATCCCCGTTCCCGTCTAAGTAGGCGATACTCGTAACCGATACCAAAGGCGATACCGGGAAGTCGATAAAGGAACCGTGCGGGAAGGTGTCCAGCTTCATAACCCAAGTAGCGTTTATAAGCTGCCTACGGGTTTCGTTCTCTACGAACTGGGTAGCCCGTTCCACCAAAGCCGCTATAAGCGTGTCGTCGTCCGAGTTGGTAACCCGAAGCCAATTCTTGGCATCCGACAAAGAAACCGCCACGGCCGCTGGGCCGGTGGTTTGTTGTAACCCGAAACGGTGGGGGTCAAGTTCTAACATTTTCGGCGGTTCTCCTTAGATACCTTCGGAACTGATAACGGGGGGGCCGAAGCCCCCCCGTGGGTAGTGTCGCTTTGGGCTGATTCTTACGAAGCTGCCATGGCGAGAACTTTACAAGCTGCCGTGTTGAGCAACTCGCCGTCGTTGAACGCGATACCGCGCACACCAACTTGGCCGCTCGCCGCGTACAACTCGTCAAGCCGCGAGAACTCGAAGCCGCCGAAGTCGACGATTTGGTAGTAACTGGTGTCACCAAAGAGAATTGGTTTCTTGGTTGCTGCCAAGTTGTCGACGTAGTCTGATTCATAGACCGGACGGCCAAGAATCGTATCGGGGGCTTCACCAAGCCCGGGGGTCCAAAGGTAGTTACGGGCTCCCGAAGTGGTGACTTCATTCTTCAGCAAGCGGATAGCTTGGGCCGCTTCTTTGGAAATAATCCAGTTAGCGGTGGGGGCTGTGCGATACTGAACGGCTACCGAGTAGAAAAGCTCGATAATTTCGTCGGCGGTCACCGCGTCAACGGCCGCCGCTGTTTTGCCGGTCGCCGCGTTGTCGAAGATACCCCGGGGGGCGTTGGAATTGTCGCCCGTAAGGAACGCTTCCAATTCGGCTTGGGCGAAGCTTCGGCCAAAGCTAGAAGCGATATAGTTCTCGAGAACCTGTGGGGACATAGGCGAACCCGCGTACCCAAGAAGTTCTTCGCTAACCTTCATAATTCGACCAAGGCGAACCGGATTAAAAGTGACTTGCCCAAAGCTGTGGTCGCTTTCTGCAATGTCGGCCCCTTCAGCACCGTAAGCCGCCGTGCCAATGCTGGACTCGGTGGCGAAGGCGGTCTTCTGGTCAACGCTGATAACGCTGCCAATTTCACGCATAAAGTTGTTTTCTTCCCGAAGCTGGCTAATTTGGGCCGCCACTTGGGTAGTGGCCAAGTTGCCGCCGGCGGAACCCGTGCCAATGCTCAAGGCCCGAAGTTCTGCGTCGTTCAATCGGTCGCCACGAATAGACTTATGCCACGCGTCCCGGTATTCGTTCGAATCCAAGGTCACGTTTCGAACTTCGGCCGCGTCGGCTTCAATGCTGACGTTTGCAAGTTCGGCTTCACGCTTGGCGGGTCGCTCTTCGCGAGCAATGGTTTCTTCCAAACCGCGAATCTCGGCGTCGATCTTGTCGAACTTTTCTGCTGAATCGGCTGGAAGGTTGGTTTGGCCGTCGGCTTGGGCCGCGTCCAAGATAGACCGCTGCTCGGTGATGAGCGCGGCACGTCGTTCTTTCATTTCGTGAATTTTCACGTTTTGCCCCTTTAGGCTAGAAGTAAGAAGAATGTTCAGCGCATACCAAGACGAAAGCTTGGGCTACCTGTTGTCGGCCCGTGCTTAGCCGGCTGGCCGTGCTTCTGCTGAAGCTACACGAACAACAAAACCAAAGGGCGAGTCGCCCCAACCCTTTGGCCGGATGGTGTTCTATTCGGTTACGCGTTCGTTCAATTCCACCCGAAGCCGTAGAAGTTCAATAGGTGCGCCGCCGTCGCGTCGGTTTAGCTGTCGGTCAAGCCTGCGAACGGCTACGCTGGTTTCTTCGTATGCGGGGAAGCTGACCAAAGACACTTCATGCAAATCAAGGTCGCGGATTTCTCGAAGGGCCCGGCCTTCGACTTCCCGCCAATTATCGTCACGAACCACAAACCCGAAGCTCATAGAATCCAAGTCGCCCCGGCGGACTGATTCCACGGTATCCCGGCCCACGGTGGTATCTGGTGGCGTGATTTCAACGCGAAGCCCTACGCTGTCCGTGGAAAGCTCCAAGGTTCCCGCTTTGGTTCTTCCAAGAATCTTAGAAGCGTCGTGGTCTACGAAGGCTCTAACGTCTTGCTTTTCGCTAAGTGCCCTGTTGAACGCCCCCGGTTTAATGACTTCCGTAAAGTTCCCAAGGTCCCGGGATTCGCTGTCAAAAACGGCCGCGTAGCCTACGATTTTGGGCAACTCGCCGTCCCCTTGAATGTCTACGTCTTGAAGTGCCCGCCGTTCGAAGTTCTTAGGTTCGCCGCTTCGGTTGGACCCTGTTGGCGCCGCTTCGTTGTCGCCTTCGCTTGTAAGCCGCTCATATTCTGCGTGGCTGTCGCAAGGCATAAAAACCATGTCGCCGTCCACGGTCATTGAATGGGAACCTTCACACCCCAAGGCTTCCGCCCGGTTTTGTGCTTCTTCTTGGGTGGTGTATTGGTCAACGCCCACGCGTTCTCTGTTTTCGCTCATTTGTTCGCCCTTCGTGCTTTCTGGGTGGTCTTCTGGTAGTAGGTCGGTATCGTGCTTGCCGCGTCTGAACTTAAGGTTTGCCAACGCGTATAGAAAAGAGTTAACCCGGGCGAAGGCCCAAGCTTCCGCGTTTGGGATATTCGGCCGAACGCTTGACGGGTTGCCCTTAAAGGCTCCAACGCCCCGCCTAAAGACTTCTTCCAACTTGGATAGCGTGGTCCGCTTCCGTGAATCGTCCCCGTGCTTTTCGTTGTGTTCTTCTAGCTTGTTCTCTAGGGCTACAAGTACCCGGCCCGAAAGTTGCCGGGACTCCTGCGAACCTGAAACCGTTAACTCACTTACCGGAACCCCTAGCCTTCTATCGGTTTCCACTAATTCGTCCCCTTCCATAATGAGAACGCTTACAAGTGCTACCGGCCCAACTTCTTCGACTTCTAGGGTTTCTTGGCCAAAGGTTGCCACCCCTTCGGTAAGAAGTTCTTCGACGATGCCTTGGTATTTCCCTTTTCGGGTTCGCCACGTAACTAAGTCGCCGACCTGGACTTCTTCTAGTGTCGCCCGTTCTTCTTGGCGTTCCTTCAGTTCGTCTAAAACTTCTATCATCCGGGCCCGGCCTAACGTGCCAACTGTTCCCCACTTCACTTGGGCGACAATGCCGGCCACGTTGGAACGGTTCGGCGTTAGTTCTTTATCTCTGAACTGGGCCCCGTCTTCGAAGTGGCGTGCGCTCCAAGCTTCCCGTTCCCGAATCCAGTCTAGAACCGCTTCCGATTCCACCCCGCGTTCGGCCCGCTTCCAAAGTTCGAACGCTTCGTTTCCCCGGATATTCCCGCCGGCGTTCCATATCTGTGGAAAGTCCCGCTTCAGCTCTCGAGCGTAAGTATGCGGGAAAACTTCGAAGCCTGAGTTTTCAAGGCTTACCGCTTTATCGTCGCCGGCTTTGGGGAAGTCGGTGGTCATGCCTTAGAAACCAAGTAACTGGTATCACCTGTAAGAAGTGGCGTGTGCCGAATGTCGGTTCTTGGCTCGTACGTTCGGCCGTCGCTGTTGGTTACAACTTCGCC